CTCAACTCAACTTCATCTTTTGCTTTCTTTGTCAAGTATTTTTCTTCAAAATCTGAAATGTACTTCAAGTGATCGGCATACATTTCATTTGTCTCATTGAGTACAGTTACATCAACCTCACCCACGTTATCATCCATGAATGCACTAAATCCACCCGCATTATCAAATGACTTGTATCGAATATACAAATGAGTCTTTTCAATACGAATACGATTGATCAATGCATTATTAATGATCTGAGTCACATATGCAAAGGGATTGTTATATTTTTCAGGATTGTAGTTGTGTACGTATTTGACACATGCTTCAACTGCATCATCGATCATTGCTTCCTTCCACAACTGCGTATAGCCGATGAAGTTGCGCGAATAGGTACGTCGGTGCGCAATCATCAAGATCGCCTTGCCTATAGCCTCTGAGAGGGGTGGACGACCTTCTTTACCCGCTTCAATCCATGCCTGCTTCTTGTTGTTGTAGATAACAAACTCAGCCTGCAAGTCTTTATTTGAAATGTAGTGCACAGGTTCATCTTTTTCACTCATCTTTGCATCGATAGTGAATTTCAATTCATCAAGCTCTTCGATTGTTATTTTCTGTAAAGTCATACTTTTAAACCTTTTATGTGTGTTTTAAGTGCGACTTGATTGAGTGTATCAACACGCTCATTATAGAAGTCACCTGAATGCCCTTTTACCCACTGCAAGTCAACGTTTTCAAATTCATGCTTTAGATCATGTAAGCTTTTCCAGAGATCAAGATTCTGCTTATCAACATTCCACTCTTTTCTAGCCCAACCATACATCCACTCATTCATTGTGTTCACGCAATACTGTGAGTCAGATATCAATGTAACGTTCACCTTTGAAACTAGATCACATTCACTCTTGCATAAGGTTTCTTTAATGAATGTGAGTGATTGCTTGATAGCCATTATCTCAGCAACTTGTGATGTTTGTCTATGATGGTCAACAATACCTGCACGCTCAATGCACAATGTCTTATCTACATTAAGAACAACAAATCCCCAAGAACCTACTTTATTGATAGAAGAAAATCCCCCATCTGTGTACACTGTCATTTTCATGCAAAACCTACTATTAATAGCCTATTAATGATTATAATACAGGATTGCAATTGAGTCAATAGCTATTAATATATTGCAATCAGTTAAAAGCTTTAAATCATTATATTTTAAAGATCAATTGCTGTCAAGCTCTTTTTGAAAATATTTTCATTAATAGCTTCTATAATCGATTGCAACTGATTAAAGACTTTATAAGATCAAAATCATTATAATGATAGAATCAATTGCTGTCAAGCTCTTTTGAAAATATATTTTCATGCGCCTGTAACGGCCATTAATGGGCTATTAATAGCACTATTTTGAAAATAAATGTGACTCTTCTTCAAAAATGTGTTCTAATAGTGAACTTTGCAATTTAGTAAACTCTAAATAAAATTCATACAGTATTTCATACGGGTTTTACTGTGGGGTCGCTCCCGAATCAAAACACTCAATCAGGATAAAAGTGTACTTACTTACTAAGTACGTTTCATTGCTTTTAGTCCGTAGAAAATAACAGTATACGCTCTGCTTACCCAGCAACGTATGACGTGGTAGTAAGTTGCCCTATTAACTTGTCTTTTACGAACACTCACGATAGCCGTAGTTCAAGACAACAACCGAGGGGTAGAAGTCGGTTGGGAAGACACACCTATGAGCAAGGTGTGAGCGCTAGGATAGATTGCAACTCTAGGCGCTAAGGGACCTGAGTATTCTGACACATTAGTGGATTAGCATTGCTATGCTGATTTGGGTGTGTAGGTGCTGCTTGTTCGGCAAAGTCTTAAGAGCAACCGAGAAACAATTCGGGCTGCTTTTTCGCTTTTGCCTTAAAGAACAACAGCAAGAGCCTGCATCATCCACGGAAGAAAAGGGGGTAGTGGCGGTCAGAAATTGACGAAAAGGATTGCAACCCATTAATAACCCATTAATAGCAGATTAATAGATGGATTGCAACCCATTTACATCAGAGTGACAGTACCTGGAAGGTGTTCTACTAGGTTCATCGTCATGAAGTTCAACTTGTATTGTTCACGCGAATAGAACTTGATACGTTCCTCACAATGCTTCAGAGTGAAGTTTGCATTACCCTTATGATCAAGCTTGTCGACGAGGTCAATTAACTGGGCGACTTTCTTTGAATTATGTAAGCGCATCAATCGACCTATTGACTGTAAGACTCGAACCTTAGACTTAGAAGATGATGCAAAAATGATATTATGCAGATTCTTAATACTCACGCCCGTAGCCATAATACTTGAGGTTGCATAGACGATAGATCCAGTCTCCGACTCAAGTGCATTTTTGATATCAACACGTTCATTGATATCAACATCACCTACAATCAAATACGTCTTATCGTGAATCAGCTTCATATCTTCATAAAGCTTAATCCCATAATCCTCAACGCGATCAAAAAGAATAATAGTGTTACCTGACAACTTCAGTGCAATGTCATTAATCAACTTCTTACGACATTCAAGATTGTTGATAAAGTTCACTTCACTATTATACTTCAAAGAAGATCGTGCAGCAGGGACGTTCATTTGATCAGCCGCGTATCTACGCTTCGTGTCGAGGTCGTAGTCGAGTACAATCATGTTCACTGCAACATCAGTGGCACGACCTGCATCAATGATCTCACGAGCGCTTACAATGCGTTTAGCAGGGCCTAGTAATCCCTGAGCCGATAACTCATCAGCCTCAAAGTCATTCAGTGTACCCGTCAAGCCATGTCGTACTTTACAGTTGACAGCAGACTCAAGGAATCCTGCTAAGATAGGACCCTTGATCGTATGTGCTTCATCGACAAATATAGCACCTGCATCAGTGATCATGTAGTTGGGTATATTCTTCAATGACTGCCACGTTGTAATCACAATTTGATTTTTGATTTGCGCTTTATGGTCACCTGAGAAACGTTGACAGTGACTTGCAACATTCCAATTTGATCCCTCATACGTTGAGTAGTTTTCAAAGTCTGAATATAATTGCTCAACTAACATCTTAGAAGGTACAACGACAAGAATCTTCTTACCTATAAAGTCATCAGATAGCTGATACACGCGAATAGCCGCATAGATCGATAACGATTTACCCGCAGACGTTGCAGCGAGGCATATTGTACGATTCATATTCAGCATATAGTGCACTGCATCATACTGGTAGTCGTACAAAGTGACAGGATTACCATTATCATGTGGCTTAATCAGTTCTTCACATACATGCTTAATGTCATCAAGCTCTACGTTGCTGTATGCGAGGAGTTCAGGCGCTACGCTATACGTATACCCTTGTTTCTTGATAAACTTCAGCAGATCGAATAATAGACCCGTATACATGCGCTTATGAAGACGATTGTATAGGCGTTTAATGCCATCCCATCGACCTGAACGAACGCGAGGATCATATTTTGCGTCTTTGACTTCAAAGCTGAATCGATCTTGAATTTCCATTTCCATGTGCACTTCCGTACACAATACATGAATGAATGATTCATTGAGTTTAGTGATAGAAATATCAACCATCGCTAGAACCCTCTAAGAAGGCGTATGCAGCACTTAGAAGTTTATTGATAGTAGTATCAACCAAAACCGCTTTAATCGTTTTAACGCCACTCTGAGCCGCTGCAAAGTAACGATGATGACCATCAAGCACAAACAAGTCATTAGACACGACAATTCGCCCTAAGTCTTTACCGATCATCGAGTCGACTTTAGCTTGATCATATTCAATCTGAGTAGGTTTTAGTGAGTCAACGCGCAACTCAATGTTGAGTGCAAGTATGCCTGAGCGCTCAATGTGATCTATAAACGCATCAATGTCATTCAATTGAGGCATTTCTGAACGTGCAATATTGAATCCACCCGAAACGAATGTTTGTGACTCTTCTAAAAACGTCTTGAATGATTTCATATCGATACTCCCATATATATGGTAATATTTATACGTAAATCATAGCCACAAAAAAGCGCGAACGAATCGCGCTTTAATTTATATTAAGAACCTGACTGGAATCGTCGCCAATCGATTGCTGATTTTATGTGGAACGTTCTAGCCGATATCTCTTTTATAGTACGCTCAATGAATATCACTATCTGTTCTTGGGTATCGACGATACGCTTGACTGCAATGATATACTCATCGGCATCTAGGTACGTATTCACATCAGTCTTTAGAATCTTGGTGTGCATGATACCGTATTCAGAATAATATTTATCAGTCTGTGTACCTAGATAATACTTCCACCGCTCAAGTTGGAATCGTTTTTGTAAGCTAATGAATGACTTCATTTTAAGAGAATGATCGCCCAATAGCCCTAACCATCGAGTCAATAGCTTAGGTGTACGCAACGCTTCACTATCAAGATCGAACTCATCGATAAAAACTTCATCATCAGCAAGTAATCGAACACGTTCAAAGTCTTGAATCAACTCACCCTGCATTGCCAACAAATCGTCTAGTTTACTCATAAATTAGTATTTCACCTATATTTTAGCTATATTTACTCATATATAATCTCTTCACCTGTCAACAAATTGATCAAATCGAACTTATCAAATTGAACTGTTAAGTCGGCTACAAGTGAAACTTCATCATCGACTACACTATACGTCAATTCACCTAAAGTCAATGGGAAAATTCCATGGTAAATGACTCGCATGATTTCTTTGTTCTGTGAGTCTAATATAGTCAACTCGCCCATTTCAGTCGACTCAATGTGTGAGTCGTCAGTCTTTGTGATCTCTACCATCCATTTATATATCTCAAACCATTCAGTCAAGTTTTCAGATACAAGGAATTGTAAGTTCATAGGGCCAAAGTCTATCTTATTACCCGGTACAAGGATATCTGCAATTCGTGTAGGAAAGGGTGCTGCACCCAGGTTCACTGATCCAACAGTCGCATTCTGGATACGCAACGACAAGGCTTTTCGATTAGTGATCGTGAAGATGAATGACGTTGACTTTGCAACGTTTAATTGAGTATATGAATTATCGGGCATAAATAGTTACCTGTAAGTGTATTTTCTATTTATATACTTGACTTCGATCTACTACTTCCGTACTCTATATATTCATTCAGTAACTTAATCGATCCACATCGTAAGATAGGAGGTGTACCATGGCATTCGCATAAAGAACTGTATCACTGTAAATGTAGAATCTCTTGGTGAGTTAACTACATAATAAAAAGCCCTCAATTAAGAGGGCTTTTTTGTGTTACTTACAAGTTAAATCAATTACCTGTAATGTTAGCTACAGCAAACTTGCGGTAGTACTGGTTCTCGCCTTGGCCTAAACCGAGTCCTGCTTTCGCACCACTTGCAGTATGACTTGCAAACGGGTTAGCAATAACGCCGTAACGAGTAGCGAAACCAACAACAGGGTTGAAAGTAGTTTCACCAACAGTACGATACAACTCAAGAGGCAAGTAAGGGCAGAAGTAAACACCCGCATCCCAAGCATTTGAACCGCGGTAGCCGACAGTAACATAATCACGCTCTGCATATGGGTCAATGAATACTTGATACTTGCCCATCAATACGCCAGCGTAGGTCTGTGCAGCATCATCAACGTTCAAGTTAGCAGCGTAACCTGGGTTGTAGTCAAGAACACCAGCCATGTTAAGTGCGGAAGCAACGTTTGAAGAACAAACGATACGGTTAGCACGACCACGACGGGTAGCTTTTGCGATTGCGTTAGCTTCTAACTCAATCTGGAACAACAGACCTTTGAAGCGCTCAACTAACCAACGACCATCAGAGTCAGTTGCAACGTCGAATAGACCTGCTACTGCTGAAGTCTGTGCACCTAAAGTAGCTGCAACGTTGATTGTACGTAAAGTTTCGCGGTCAATCTCGGCAGTGATTTCAGTTGACAAGATATTAGCCAATTCAGTCTCAGCATCAAGACCGTGGATATTTTTCAAGTCATACTGCAATTCACGACTGAATTGAGCTTTCAGTTTACGTGTCTTTGCAGATACGTCTACGCGCTCAACGCTGAATGCCATTTCAGACCATGCAGTACCGCCATCTACGCCTAAAGCTTCACCAGCCGCTTTAGTCATACCCGTACCGTAAGTGGTACCTGCTACTGGATCACCGGTACCGAATGCATCAGTAGCAAAACCTGAAGTATCGCCACCCTGAGTGCCTGTACCTGAGAAGCCTGAATTAGCTTCATCATGTAAAGCTTCAGCGCCAGTCTGATTGGTGTAACGCGAACGCATTGCAAAGATTGAACCAGTAGGGCCACTCATTGCCTGTACGCCCATCAGATCAAACGCCATCAGTTGAGGCATTGAACGACGAACCATTTTGATCAAGATTGGGTCAAAGTTAGCAACACCACCTGTAGTGTTAGTTGCGGCACCAGACTCATTCACGCCTTGCATGTATTTCAATTGGTTCTCAAGGACGCGCTCTGTTACTTGTTTACGATAGTCAGAAGTAATTTTAGGGAACTTGTCGCTTTCAATTAACTGCTGTACTTCTTCTTTAAGAAGTTGGGTCATTTTGATTCTCCGTTTACGAACTCATATTATTAATTATTTATACGATACTGATTTGTGAATTATTTGTTTAATGCAGCATGTATAATTTTTGACGCATAGCTTTCGCTAAGTGGTTGCTTTTGAGGAACTTCATCTTCCTTAATTACGACGTTCAACTGAGAACGAGGCTCTGCTGGAAAATAAGATTCAACAATAGACTTCACGGCTTCGGTGAATTGAGATTCGGAAACGAATTCAACCTTACTGCCCACAGTAACAATCTTCTCTTTTTGTGCTTCGCTTAATTCAGCAGTTGCAGCCTGGATAATTGCACTACGTACAAACTCTTTATTTTCTGCTTGTAGTTCAACTGACTGCTTTACTGCATCATTCAACTTATCGCGCATTTCGGAAATTTGAATTTCCAAATGCTCAATCTTGTCAAACTGGCCTTGAGGAATGTTTAAGTTGTGTGACTCTGCAATACCAACCAATCCTGTTAAGAATGATTCTGCAAGTTCAACTTTTGCACTTTCTTCAAGGGCAACTTTGTTTTCTTTTGACCATTCATTTACAGTTGCGGTCAAATACTTATCGATATGAGGAACGACTTCCTCTGATACGTAACGATCTACTTCTAGTTCTAATTCAGACACACGATCTTGAAAGTCTGCTTCGAGTTGTAGTTTGAGTTGAGATTCAAATTCATCCTTAGACTCTTGAATTGCAGCTTCGATAATTGCAGTCGCTTTTACTTTGAATTCATCTGAAAGTTCTTGACCTTCAAATAAAGCCTCAATGTGATTGGACATGAGATTCCCTCGTTGATTTGTATTCTTATATAGTTATTTATAAGATGAAAAATTGTAAATATTATCGCTTGAGTGATTTGACGAATGTGTCAAGACGCTCTAGGAATAATTGTTGATTAAATTCTTGAGATTCGCACTCATCAATCACTGGAATCCATACACCGTTTTTGTTGATCCATGAGGACTCAACCATTGGGCGTACATAACAGTTAGGACCTGACGGGCCATCAACTGCATCGATTGCAGTCATCATGTAGTCATCTTGTACATACTTAATACCGCCCGACTCGCGCAATGAACCTAATCCGCGTGTGGAGACTCCCATATTGAACCCACCTTCGAGCAAGCCTGCAACAACCTGACCTCGAGGTGTGTTCAATACACGAGCCTTACCTACAATGTCATTACCTTGCCACGTTAGTGACTCGATTAATATTGCAGCTTCAGCAGGGTCAACGAACGGACGATCAGGGTGATTCAATTCACCTAATGCTCTGCGAGTTGATACGTAAGTATCTACATAGCTATTAAGTGCATTTTCCATAATCGACTTTGAGTAAAACCGCTTATTACCATTTCGAACTTCAGCTTGCGCAAAAATCCCTTCGATGTATAACTGCTTACCTGTAGACGTATTTTCTACAAGAACTTCGACGTTATTATTTGTTTCGAATAGTAACTTTGCCATATTCGTGTCCATCTTATAACCCGTATGCTTTACGTTTGCGCATCGCTTTCATACGTTTGCGCTTTGTTCGAATGAGTAAACCTTTACCCTTCGACCGTTTTGTTCTGAGTGACTTACGAATAGCTCGACGCTTTGAAGACTTCTCGCCACCCGTTAAAGGTACACATGAGGTTCCTGTCGAGTTTAAACCGAAACCTGGCTTACATTTAACGCGACGACGTTTCTGTCCTTTAGAGTTCACCTTCGTGATGATAATTGCTTCATCTACACTTGACATTTGATTACTCCTTGTCAGAGTCGTCTTCATCATCGGAGTCGTCATCTGATTCTTCAGACTTGTTACTCTTTTTCTTATCGTCGTCTTCATCATCAGAGTCGTCTGAATCGTCTTCATCATCTTCGTCTTTTTCGACGATTTTAGTCATACCAAACGATTCAGCGACTTGATTGCGAATAGATGCAGTTTCACCTTTTGCAATTTCAGCCAATGCTTCTTTGACTAATTCAGACGCTTCATGTAATTGATCTTTGCGAATCAATTCTGATATAGTTTGTGATTGTGTCATAAGATTTTACCTTTAAGTTTATTCTTCGTCAGAATTCGAATACTTCGGATCCTTTGACTCTTCTGTAATTTGTTTATCCATATCTACAATATCTTCGTCGGTTTGTTGTAAGATACTGCTACGGATGTAAGTGTGGCTAAAATACGTACCCACATATTCACTCATGTCTTTTGCAAGTTCTAAACGATCACGCATCATTTCAAAATATTTGCGCTCTTCGATGTACATGTCTTGCGCATAAATGAATTTTATTTTATGTTCAATATCATCCCACTCACTTGGAGTGACTACTTTAGACAGGATGAGTTCTGTTCTTAAAAGATCACGCAGAACTATATTGAAACGTTTTCGAATTTTTGACGTAAACTTTGAGAACTTCAATTCGTCGCGAGAAATTTCTACAGAACGACCACCTAATGTGGCCATAGCATCTGATTCTAGTCGAGATACAGGAACATTCAGTGACTTATACAGGCGCTTCAAGAAGTACATGACATCTTCGATTGAATCTAAGTTTGCACCACCTGGAAGTGTTGTAACCTCAGTACCCTTACCTGTAGATGTTCGAGGCAACCAAAAGTCTTCTTGCATCGTCATCAAGTGTCGCTGATCTTGGAAGCTACCCTTCTCAGGATCATATGTCATCTTGTTGCGGAAGCTATTCTTTAGATTATTTAGATACTGTTCTGCTTTACTTTTTGGTAAGTTACCTACGTCAATGTAGAACACTCGACGTTCGGGTGCACGAGTGATTCGATAAATTACTAATGAGTTTTCCATCATGCGTAACTGGTTTGCGGGTTTAATCGCTTTATGTAAGTGACTAATTGCATAACCCGTTTTCGAATCGACTAATCCTGACGTTACGTAAGTTACAGACTCTTTAGGTAACTTGAGCGCTTCTTTAAAGTTATTACCACCTACAGTAGTTTCTTTACCTGACTTCTTATTACCTGAGTTCTCATTGTAAATGAAATACTCTTCTACTGAGTCAATAGTTTTTCGCTCATTGTCATAGTTTACATTTCGTACTTTTGTTACGAATCGCGGATCTAATTCAATGACATCTAATAGACCACGCTTTAAATTCTTTTCATCGACTACTTTCTGATAAGCAACTCGACCATCGACATAAAATGAATATGCGCGATTATGGATAGTGTCACTCAAGTTTAAAATTTGAGTTATTTTATCCCACTTCTCATAAACACGTTTTTTGATTGATTCTGATATTTCACACTTAGATAGATCAAGTTCAATAGGCTCTTCATCTTCAGAGAATGACACCATCTCATTGATAATATCCTGTATCGCATAATCGACATCGTTATAAGCCGCAGTTTCGCGATAAACGTCGATGAGTTCAGATTGGTTATTGACTTTCCAGTCGAAGTTTAATGTACTTGAGTTAAATGAATTTTCGACATTCAACGCGCCATCATCAGACGCCATTGCTATCTGATTATTTAACGTTTTCTCATCGGGTTCATCGTTGACCTTAGTCTTACTGAACCAATCAAACATATTGCGCATATAAAGACCTACTTATAATAAAAAGGGTAATGAAAACATTCACTTCATTACCCTATTTATCATCAGTTAGAGTTGCCGTTATTGATATCGCTGTACGCGAATGTTACTGAGAACATTTCGATCTGATCGTTTTGGTCTTGACCTACTTCGATCGGTGCGACTACGGTAGGCCATGCGAGTTGAAGGACATACTCTTTGACTCGATTGTCTCTATTATCAAGTTGATATACAGTAACAGTTGACATATAGTCATCAGGCGTCGAAGTACCTGTGTTAGAGTTATACCCATTGATAAAGTTGTGCCACCGCTCAAACGCATTACGCAAAGCAAAGTCAGTGTCGTTGACAAATGTGACTTCCCATTCGTCGAATGTGCGGTCACCTGCAAGCTTTAAGACGCGACCTCGGAACGGTTGTTCAACTACACCCATAGTAGAGCCAGGCATTTGAGTCGAGTTACATAAGAATGCAGTCTTGCGGATATCTTCAGAAGTACCTGCAAACGATGGGAAGTCTACTAAGACCTCAAATCGGTTTGATCGTGCACCTCCACCCTTTAAGGCAGATTTGAATGATGAAATTGAAGCCATGTTATTACACCTCTATTATCGTTTAAAGTCGCATGAATATTAATCATGCGACTGTTATTATTAAGCGCCTTCTACTTCAGCAAACTCTACGCCTGTACCTACAGCAATAAAGTTTAGACGAATCACGTTAATTGATCGTGCTGGCTTCACGTAGATATCACCCACAAACTCATTCGAGTCGACTACTTGAGGCGTGTTATTTGAACTGTCACATACAACTTTCTTATCATAGATACCTCGACGCGACTTGACATCTTCTAGGTATCGCTCAGTCGCATTGCGGAACAGTGACTGAGTGATGAAGTCATTCAGTTCAAATAACTGATATCGTGCTGCGGTACTGATAGCTTTTCGAATAACGATGAACAAAGTACGCACGTTAATGAATCGGAATGCAGACGGTGCACGTAGTGCAGTCTTATCGCCAAATAGTACGTTACCTTCACCCTTGAACGATACAATGCTATTGATACTGTTCTTGTACAGTAGATCGCGTTCTACTTGTTGAGAACTCCAAGCTAATCGAATAACGTTCTTCAAGTGACCGCGATTTAGACCTGCTGGACTGAACCATGGTTCATTTTGAACAAACACGCGAGCATGTAAGCCAGCAGCATCAGAGTCGCAAGGAATCCATACAGACTTATCATTGAACTTATCATTCACAAGCTTCCAGTTATCAACCTGAAACGCATAACTTGTAGGCTTATTGATAGTTGTACCAAAATAAGTAGTCAAGTTCGATGTGCGAGTCAATGTGTTGTAAATGTCATCTAAACGACAAGCGTGGAAAACGATTGCATCAGTTCGAGTGTCACATACATCAATTGCGCGAATGACGCCATCTACAGGGTTGAATGCAGTGAATGCACGAGTAAACTCGACGCTATCGACGTTTGCATACAGGTCCCACGCAGATACGAAGTCAGCAGTTGTCGTAACGTTATCATCAACACCACCCGCAAACGACTGCTCATACGTACCTGTCGTTAAGTCGATTGCTTCAACATCACCAACCATGATATACTGAGATTGAGCATTCAATACTTCAGGTAAGTATGCAGCAGTACCATCAGTTTTGCGACTACCTGACACAAGTGACATTAGTTCGTAGCGCTCTACAATTGCACCCGCAGAACCTGTAATCAAACCACCTTCATCAATAACGACGACGTTAATTTGACCTACGGCTGGAGTAAATTCGAATTCGTCTGCATATTCCCATGTAGCATAACCTACAGAGTTAGACGCTGAGATTTTTAGT